CAATTTAAAAAGTTTATAGACGATATAGTTTGAAGTACTGCTGATCTAGTATTAAAGAACATTATAGTACCAATAGAACCATTTATATAGTCTAATGCTCTATTGCTTAACCTACTGCCTGAAAATAATCTATTTTTACCAGATTTCATTCTAGCTAATATATTTTCTAATGCTTCTCTATACTTAGCACCATATGCAGCTTCAAGTTTATTTAAATTTTCTTGGTTAAATATTTCACTAATGTTATCTAAAAAACCTGATTGCTGTAAATATTTTTGTCTTTTAGTAGTATTAAGTAAATCTATAAGATCTGTAGTTATAGTACCAGCTAACCACTCTTGATCTGGTTTTACATAGCCATCACCTTTTGTAACAGATAATATTTGATCAGCAAAAGCTTTTAATTTACCGTTAGCATTTACTATATCAACAAGTTCAGATAAGTCTGTTTTAGATAATCCAGGTATATCATGACCCATTTTATTAAACAAATAAACTCTAACTGCTTGTTCGTTAGTAAAACCGCTTTCATTTGTTTTTCTAAGATCTTTTGGAACGTCTAATGATTTTTTAAGTATTCTAAAATCTTGCATCATTTGAACTCTATCTCTTGATAAATTTTCTATAGCTCTACCATATGGATCTAACAAATGTTCTTTAAACCAAGCCATTTGACTATCACCTAATTTACCTTTGCTTAATAGCGGATATAATAATCCCATAAAGTCTTCAGCTGAGTAAGGTATAAAGAATTTTTTATTACCTTTATTAGCACCTCTTACTTTTGCTTTAGCTCTTGAATATCTTTTTTCTGATGCAATGCCAGTTTTTTGCTCTATGATTTTATTTATTTCAGCACTTATAGATTTACTAAATTTAACTTTAGCTTGTTGTACTTTTGATTTAACGTCTATTTGATCTAATACATCTCTAACAGCTTCAACATTACCAAATGCATCATCAGCAAAATAAAAGTCATTATAACCTTCTGCAGCTTTACCTACAATCCAATTAGCTTTGGCAGCTCCTGTAGAATTACCTAATCCAATTATATTTTCACGCTTAAACTCTAATCCTTCAGATTTTAAAAACTCATATATAGCATCAGCTGATTCAGGCGCGCGCGCTGTTAACACAAATAAATCTTCATTACCTCTAGCATCTCTAATCTTTTTAGCTACATTAAATAGTGGACCACGCTTACCATCTCTTACAATATTAAAGTCGCTAAAATCCATAACAGCACCTTGAGCTACTAAATCAGCTCCTTTCTCTGCAAACTCTTCAGCAGTAAGTTGACCTTCAGTTCCATCTGTATTAGTATAAAATACTATACTTTTAGTTTGAGCTAGTGTGTCATCAAAATCAAATACTCTTATTTTTTTAACCGGGGCGTTTAATTTTCTAGCATTAGCTAAAGCTTCATCAACTGTCTTAGCATAACCAATGACTTCATCATTTGTTACACTTTTACTAAACTTTGCTCCAGGAACACTAGACAACTCTTTTATATTAGACTCTTTAGCTGGAATTTTAGTTTCTAATATCTTAACAGCATCTGTGTTTAACAATGAAGCCATGCTTGAAGCGTCATCTAAAGTGTATGAACTTTTAGGTATATTTCTTAATCCGCTTGGAAGTATTCTTAAGTTTACTGTAGTCATAGGTATTCCATCGCTACCAATGCTATTACTAGGCATTACTCTCATGTTTAGATCAACATTTCCAGTTAACTCTGGAATAGGTAATCCTAAAGGATTTTTACCCATAAAAAATAATCCACTATCTTTAAGCTGTATATAACTAGTAGGTGGAACTTTATTTTCATAAATTTCTTTTACTGGAGATATATCAAACTCAGCTTTTTGTGTTATAGCTTTTTGTAAACCTTCACCTTTAATACCATTTGGATATTTTTCTTTTAAATAATTATACTTAGGTTTTAAATCAGCTACTTTTTTAGCTGTTAATCCTTCTCCTAGCTGTAAGTATATTTCCATAGGAAGTTTACCTGTTCTATCGTATAGTTGTAAATCAGCACCTAATTCTCCAGCTCTTTTTCTATAAGCTCTTATAGCTTTGTAAGCTGGATTTATTAAAAGTTTTTTTATTTCTTCTTTAAAAGTATATGGCTTTCCTTGAACTTTACTGTTAAAATTAATTTTACCATTTCTATATATTAAACCAACGTCACCGTATTGAGCTTTTGCAAGTTTAACTTCTACATCAAAACTGTTTCCAAATATTAAAGCTGCAAAATCAGGTATACCAACTTTGTTGCCACCTGCTTGATCTGAAACTTTAAATCCTTTTATTTTTAACTTTTTTAATCTTTCTATAATAACATTTTCATATGCAAATCCTCTGTTTTTGCCTATTTTTTTAAGCTCAAGTTCTATAGCTTCATCAATACTTATAGTAGGATTATTAGTTAATATTTGATTAACATTTTTCTCAAAACCTTTTCTAAGTTTATCTCCTTTTATATTTAACTCTTCTGCTTTTTTACTTGAAAGACTAAACTTAACGTTAGGTTTTCTTTGTATTTTTTCAGCAACTTTAGGCTTTGTTTCTTTAGTTACTTCTCTACCTTGTATTTCTTGTACTTCAGTAAATCTTTCAAACACTTTAGGATCTTCAAGTACTTCTAACGTAGCATCTTTACCTAGTTCTTTAGCTATTGTTTGTGCTAGCTGAGTTTGTTTAGATGCTGGTCTACCTTTTTTAGGTGCTAAATGAAACTCTACAAATTCTTCTTGATTATAAGGTTTTTTAGTAAATAAACTAGGTCCAGCAGTTCTAGGTGTATCACTTGGTAGTAATCCATCACTAATAGCTTTATCTACTTCAGTTGGTGATAAATTCTTTTTTTCTTCAATAATAAAATCTTGATATGATTTATTTAAAATATCTTGTGGTATCAAATCATATATTTGTTCACCATACTTTTGCAAAAATGTTTTGTATTTATCGCTACTAGGTTTACCCATCAACTCTTTGACGTCATTAGTCAATTCAGTAGCATAAGTATCTTGCAATGTCTTTTTAAACTTAGGATCAGTTACTTCAGGTATTCTAGTTCCAAATGTTTTAGCAACAACATCTTTTACTTTGTTGTATAAGTCACTGCCTTCCTTAATATCTAAAGCTCTTCTTAAGTTGGTAGGTGGTTTTGGCTTTTCAGTTATTTCAACTTCTTCAACTTCTGTAGTAGGCTCTGCTATGTCAACTCTTTCCGCTATATCACCTTCAAATACTTCACCTAATACTCTTTTAGATGCTTCAATAGCTCTTGATGGTAAAAACTTATTTATATAAGCAGCAAGTGGAACGTCTGATTCAGGATCATAAGCTTGTATTAAATCTAATATACCACGCTCACCTGTTTCTATTTCATCGGTAAGTAATTGTCTATCAAAACCTGGAGCTTCGCTTCTGCGTTGTACTATTTTATTTACAATAGGTTTAAACTCTTGTATTATATCTAGTGCACCAGCAGTGCCTTGATTAGTATATATTTCTTGAACCTTATCAGACGCTGTTTTAGACATTTTAATTATATCGTCTTCTTCTTCTGGCTCAGCTAATCTTACTCCTTCTTGTATATTTGATTGATAATTCTTAATAAAATTAAATACATCATTAGCATCTTTTAAATCAAACATCCAGCTTGAATCTCCAAATATATCTTTAGATATGCCATTTATAAAGTTCTTTAATGATGGCATAGTTTCAATATCATTTAAGTCAATCAAGCCTAAAGCAACAGCATTATTCATTTGAGCCATTATCTCTTCAGCATCAGCAGTAGCTTGGCCTCTTCTACCTGATTTTAATATTACTTTACCTCTACCACCTGTTTTATAAAGGTTAAACCTAGCAATTAAATCGTTATAATCTTTTTCTTTTATTTTACCAAGTTCAAATTTATTTCTTAAAACTTCAATAGCTTCATCTACAGCTTTAGTAGCTTCTTCGCTTAACATACCGTTTTTATCTACTATGTTTTTAGCCTTGTTTTGTATATGGAATAATTCTTCTAAAGGTGCAGCAGCAGCGTAACCTGCTAAGCTCACATCTCCAGACATAGCTATTTCTCCATCAACTACTCTTTCATTTATAATTATATTATTACCTACGGCAGCTGCATTGTTTCCACTTTCAATAACAGTCTCTACTTGTGCTAGTTCTTCTTTGCTTAAATCAGTTAAATCATTTCTCCAATTAGCATTATCAGTATCTACAACTATAAACTTACCATCTTTAGGCATAAGCGTCATAGCTACATTTTTATAAAAGTCATACAAACCGTAGTAATATTCAGCATTTAAGTTTATAAAACTTTCACCTAGTTTTTGTCTAGTTTCTTTTATTTTATTTCTATCTTCTTTCGCTCTTTTGCTAAGTAAATCTTCTCTTTTTCTATTTAAATTATTATATTGTTCTTCAAGTTTTTCTTTAGCTTTTTTACCAGCTTCAGATAAATCTCCTGTAGCTCCAAGTTTAGTTGCTTGACCTTGAACTTGTCTCATTTGTCTAGATAAATCAGCTGCTTCAACTATTTCTTCAGTAGTCATTGCATTTAACTTATTTAAAGTCATGCCATCAGCAAAAGCTAATTCTGTAAGAAGTTCTCTTCTTCTTTTTCTCAATTGATCTCTTTCAGGACCTGCTTCTAAAGCACTAAACTGCTCTTGAAGTTGTATTAACTCTAAAACTTTTTCTTCATTTTGTTCTATTTCTTTGCGTATTGTAAACTCGTTTTTAATCATATTACGAGTATTACCCATAGTTTTAGGTGCCATTATAGCTAAAGAAGTAACAGCAGTATTAGCAAAAAATTCTTTATCTAAACCTTCTATCATAGATTTATTTTCACCTAATACAGATATATCTATAATGTTATGTGCTATTTGAGTTAATGTTTCTTCAGCTTCTTCTATAGTTATAGCTCTACCAGCGTTTCTACTTATGCCAGATATAGCGTTTTTAGAAACATTAGCTGCAAAATTAAGTGGTGATTTATACGCTTCTGCTTTAAACTCTTGTTTACCTATGTTTCTAGCAAGACTACCAGCGTCATTTATTATTTTTAATGAACCAAATGTTTCAGCTAAAGCTGCTGTACCACCATAAGCATAAGATGAAAAAGCTTTTTGAGCAAAACTATAATTAGATATTCTTTCTAAATCATCGTACTCTTGTTGCAATTGTTTCTTTTTATCTAAATCAGATTCTAAATCTATTTGCTTTTTTAATTTAGGTAAAGACTCTAGTGCGTTAGCTTGTTGTAACTCTATATCTCCGTATCTACCACCTGATTCACCAACAAAGAATATAGCTTGAGCTGTTCTTGTACCATAAGTTGCTAATTCACGAGCTTTTTGTCTAGCTATTTTTTTACCAGCTTCAGTAGCTCCTTTTATTAACATACCTCCTTTTAAAGCTGCGCCACCAGGTACAAATGTAGTAACAATAGATGGAGAGTTATTAGCTAGTGATTCACCAAACCAATCAAAGAAATTTACATTTTCATTTTCAATATCATCTAAAGTTATATTATCTGGTATAGTAGTAGCTCTTTTTTCAGCTAATTTAGAATTATAATCTCTTGTGGTTTTAGTTAAGAACTCTAAATAATTGTCTATAGAGTTTATTATTTTAGTATTAGAATCATCTACTAAAAATCTACCAGCTTTTAATAATAGTTGATTAGTTAAAGATCCAAGATTAAAAGTACCACCAATAAAAAACTCCTCTAATGCCATACTTGTTCTGGCGCTCAAGCTGTAGTCTAAACTTAGCTGTTTTTCTATTATGCCTTTAGTCTCTACATCTCTTGATTTATTTATTAATGACTGTATTTGCTGGTCATATAATTTTTGTTGTTTAAGTAAATTATCATAAACATTATCTAAACCTTTTACATTAAAATCATTTTGTATTTTTTCAGCTTCAGCTATTAAAGTTTGATACTCTTTTATTTGAGAACTACTACCATCATTTATATTACCACTAGGTATAGTTTTTTCAATATCATTTACTTTCTTTATAACTTCATTAATAGCATCTTGATATGGCTTTGCTTGCTCTTGATATTTATCAAAATCACTTTTTAATATTTTACCACTTTCTTTTATAAACTCTGTAGCACGATCTAAACCTTTTTGTGCGTCTTCTAATGATTTATATGGCTTATCGTCTCCAAATGGAGCCATTAGCTCTCTAATGTCTTCAGGAACATTTCTTAAAAAAAGTTGAGTTTCTTTTCTATATATTTCGTTTAAACTTTGATTTTTAACAGCTTGTATTTCTGCTTGATTTTGAATACTAATAGGTGTTAACTCGCCTGTTTGCTCGTAATTTTCATATTGCTTGAACTTTTCAGGTCCTAAATACTCTTCTATAGGTTGATATACTTTACCAACTCTTTTAGTACCACCGCCAGAAAAAGCTTCTGCTTCTTCTTTTGTTAAAAAACCTTGTAGTAAACCTTCTTTTTTATATTGAGCATAGCTTATATTTTCATAAAAATCAGGCTCAACATTTTCATCTGTAACTATTGAAACAGGTCTTTGATCTAGCTTAAAATAATTTTTAGCAGTTTCTTCTGTTATTTTTTCTTCAGGAGTTTCTTTTAATGTAGTTTCTAAGTTGTTAAATATCTCGTCAGCTTCTAACTTTTTTCTTTTTTCTTTATTTTCTTTACTACTATATTCCTCAAAAGCTTCTCTCTCTTCCATTAAAAAAATACCTCTATCCCACCTTTTATTTCTAGCAATAATTTCATCTGGTGTTTTAGTAGATTCTTTTTCTTCTACTTCTATAATGTCGTCACTATTTATTATTTCTTCTTCTTTAGAGTCTATTTTATCTTCTCCAATAAGTTGTTCAAAAGTAAAAGCATCGTCAATAGAAGCTTCTTTATTACTAGTTTGATTAACTAAATCTTCAAATGTAAATTCGTTATTTTCTATCATGGGTTATAAAATGAGTACTTACCGTTTTGATTTACTATGTAATTTTTACCATTATATCTAAATGTAGAACCTGGCGATAATGATTTTATTGCACTAGCATTGTTGGAATAATCTTTAAATCCTAAATTAGGATCTGCTTGTTCTAATATTGGATCTGGTTGCATAAATTGTTCTGAACCCGCTTGTAATAAATCATCATTTAAAGATTCTATACCAGATTCATTAAACTTATACTCTACACTTTGAGTTCTTTGATCTTCATCTAAATAAGTTGGTTTAATAACAAAATCTCCATCATCATCTATACCTAATGTAAAATCAGTTATTTGGTATTTCTTACCACCTATATCTATATTTTTATTTAAGTACTCATCAAAAGTACTAGTTATAGGATCTGTAAGCTCTTTCCAAGATTCATTTGTTTCAATAATAGCATCAACTATTTCTTTATCACCTTCTGCTTTTTCCAAACTTCTATCATAAAATTCTTTAATAAGTTCTTTTTTAGTTTTACCGCTTTTTAATTTTTTGTTTTCAAACTCATCAACAGCAATTTTAGATTCAATAAATGGTAGTCTAGTTTTTAGTTTTTGTTTTTTGTCTTTTGCTAATTGTAATTTTTCTCTTTGTAAAGCTAAACTTTTTCTTTGATATTCATTCATAGGTTTTTCAACTTCTTCAGTGTATTTAGTTATGAATTTATCTTCTGGAAATTGTCTATCTATCATGTATTTAATTAAAGCTTCTTTTGCAGCAGCTTTTTGCATGTCATCACCTGTCCACGCATCCATGTTGTCAGAATCTTTACCTAAGCCATAACTAGTGAATAATTGATATGTTGACTCATTAACTAAAGCACCTAGATTAGGACTTTCTCTTAATCTTTTTTCAAATATTTCTTTAGCTCTTTCAAAATTTTTAGTCTCTTCAGTACTAAGAGTTCTACCATTTTTTATTTTTTCTATAACTTCTGTAGAAACCAAACTCTGTAAACCAACGGCGTTTTGTTTTATAGTTTCGTCTATTTCTTTGCTATAATCACCTGCATAGTTAACTAAATCAAAACCATCTTTTTTAGCCTTAACAAATGCGGTGCCATTGAACACGTCCTTACCGTTTAACTGTGCTATAATATTTCCATTTTTAACTCTAAATGAAATATTTTTACCACCAGAACTAGCGTCTTGAACAAATTTATAATAATCTTCATTATTACTTCTTAGCAATTGTTTAGTAAAATTTCCAGTATTTTGAGTTTCTTTTAATTTTTGTCCTTCGTCATTTATTGCAGCCATTAACGCGGGCACATTGCCTATTATTTTTTCTATTTCGCTTTTCTTTTTATTGTACGCAGATCTATCACCTTCAAATGTCTGTATATCTAACTTATAAAGCTCGTCTAGCTCATCACTTATTTGACTTTGCAGTAAGTTTAAAGCATCCATATCTTCCATAGTCTCTGTTTCGTTTAGACTATCTTGAAGTTCTTGATTTCTTATACTTGCTGCATTTTCAAAGTCTTCAACAGTTTTAAACCTATCAGCAATACCTTTTCTAGCTTTACCAATACCTGAAATTATTTCTCCTGTTGGGTTAAAAAACGCTATACTTGTATTTGGCTTTCTATAACTCATATTTTATATATTAATATCCTAAAGGAAGATTCGATAATGCCTGTGCAGTTTCAGCAATTACATTAGCTTGATCAACAGAAACATCAACGCCTTGTTGCTCAGCTCCAGCTATAAACTGATCTATATTTACTACATCACTATCTCCAAATGAATCACTTGGTTTTATGAAAGGCGATATTGCGGATGTCAAACTTTCTGTTAAACCACCTACGCCTGAGCCAAATGCACCTGCTTGTCTAAGCGCTTCAATATCGGCTAAACCTTGTAATCTGTCTAACTTAGCTTCTTCTCTTTTTTCTTGCACACCCATAATATCAGCTTGACCTTTAGCTTTGTATAAATCAACTTGTAATTGACCTTGAGCTTGTAGCTTTTGATTTTTTACCTCTTGTTTTTCTATGCTTGATGCAATACCTTGTTTAGATTTTAAAGCTGCTTGAGCTAAAGCTGTAGCGCCACCAGCACCTGTTTTTCTAATAGCATCTAAAGTATTAGCTAACGCTAGATCAGTTTGTTCAGCTTTCATTTCTGCAGCTTTAGTAGCAACTTGAAGATCTCTATATGGATTTTGTACGCTAGCATAAGGATTAACTAATCTTTGTCTACCTTTTTCTAAGTCTCTTATTTGCCTTAAATAATCTTCTTGTTTTTTCTTAGATTTATTAGCTTGATTTAGCCCTATAAGAGATGCACCAGCTTGCACAGTTGATCCAATCAAATTAGCTTTATCTTTATCACTCATACCGCTTGTTAAGTTGCTTAAAAATTCTCCTATGTCACTCATAATATTTTATCTTGATGATACTACAAATTCTGTTGATACAGCAAATAACTCTTTAATGCCACCTGTATTAGTAGTTGCATCTGTGGAGACTTTTACTGTAGTAAAAAATCCTTTTATACCTGTTGTTTCATTACCAAATAAAACTTCACCAGGTCTTGCTGAACTATCGTTTACTAAGTTAGCAAAATATTTATTTTCTTTTCTATTAAAACCTACCCTATACTCAACACCGCTTTCTATATAAATTCCTTCACTGTAGCTTTTTATCGGTTTAGATTTATCATTATACTGATTATAACTAGAGTTTTGCAAATCAAAACCTTCTTCGTCTGAAACAAATGAATCAACTTCCCAACCATTTGTTCCTTCGTAGTTTATAGTTTTAAATACTTTTTGTATAGATGGATTAGAATTAAATATAAACGTTATATTTGACTCAGATGTAACACCATAAAATTCATTTCTATTTTGATTAGAGTAATGTTCGTAAACTTCAGAAGAAGTCATAGTATAATACTTGTTTTTTAAACTAGCTAAAAAATTAGGTTTATAAGTAAAAAAACTAACCCAACCATTTATATCTTCTTCAAAAGTAACTGTATAATAAGATGAATCTTCATTGTTAAAGTTTTCATCTTTTTGAAGTGATACAGTGTAATTAGAATTATAATTATCCCAACCACCAATTACTTTATCTTTTATATATTTTGTAAATATAATCGCGTCAGGTGTAGCAACTGGCGAACCAGGATTGCTATTTAAATATATAGTATTTGTATCGTACAACCCAACAACGCTAGTTGTTATAGTAGGCGCACCACCCGTTTGTGGTATTTGAACAACCATACCTTTTTCTATAGAAGACATGTTTGAGCCTGATACAACTATTTTAAATGGATTTACACCTACACTAACAAATGTAGCTGTTACATTAGTAGGTATAAATAAGTCGTTTATTTCTTCTAATTTATCCCTAAAAAAGTCAGACATACCATAGCCAGATATTTCTGTAAGACCATCACTAGATAATCTCATTACTTTACCTCTATACTTGTCTACAAAATATCTTCTAGTGCCAAATACTGCAAAACTTTCTGGATTTTTGCTTATTCCGTATTCACCTACGTAAGGAGTTACTTGACCTATAACTAAATTAGTTGATGTAACAGTTCCTGATCCTTCAGCAGAAAAAATAGCATCTTTATCTATTAAACCTCTACTTACTTTGTTTTCTTGGAATATAGCTAAATTACTATCTAAAGCATGTAGCTTCTGTATAGACCCATAATTAGGATCAACTGCTTTAGTAATTTCTTCACCAACTGAAAAAACATTTGTTTGATTTAAATCAGTTCTAGAATTAAAAACACCTGAATATATTAAAGCATTAGATCTTCTCTCTTGCGTGCTAGAATCTTCCTTTAAATAAGCCCTAACACCGTATCCAGTTTCAGCCTCGTTAAAACCACCTCTAAATCTAGACTCTTCAACTATCCAGTTTCTAGAAAGCTGTCTGCTTCCAATATTAGTGCTTCTACCTGGTGGATTATTACTAGACGTTGGAAACAAAGGATAGTCGTAAGAAGCTCCTTGTGGATTCCAAGGTAAACCAGGAAAAGTAGATAAATAAGCATCAGTACCAGAAGTAGAGTTATTTATATTCTTCTTTAATACAAAAGAGTTAAAATACTTTATATTAATAGCCATATTATATAATCACTTATTTATATTTTTTGTTACTTAAGTTATACTACACCAACTGTAAAAGTGTTTGAAAACGCTGATAAACCGAAACCACCTGCATCTATTGCTTTTATTTTTATATTATAAGAACCTGAACTAATTGTATTTTTTGCATTTATATTAAAAAAAGATCCATTTTGAACAACTTCAAAATCATTATTAATAGTTCCGTCTGAATTGTGAACAGTATAAAACAAATCTTCTCTATTTCTATTTATATCTGCAGATCCATTTAAAACATCACCTTCTTCTATTGCAGCTGCTAATAAAAAAGGAGGAGAAGCTCCAGGAGCTATAAGAGAATTACCAATTTGATGTCTCCAAAATGGAGCAGTATTTTGTAATCTACAGTTTGTTATTTTTACAGGTACATTTAAGTAATCAGGTGTTTGACCTATTAAAAATATATCACTAGCTAATAAATTAAAAGTATAAGTTTCTTGAACATTAGCGTTAGATCCAAACATAAAAGTAGAATTAGTTTGTATTCTATGTGTTCCACCACTAGAGGATATAAGGTTGAATTCACTAGTTCTATTATTTCCATTGCCATCTACTACAGTATCTAGCGTTAGTGTATAAGGATTTGTTATATCATTTCCCGTAGAATCAACTAAAGAAAGATTATTAGTGACTAAAGTACCAGACGTATCACTTTCGTTGTGAAAGTACTCTATATCATCACCTTCTGCAGTATTATTACCGGCAGTATCTTTTACACCAGCTGGTAGTCCAGCCGCTGGAACTTCATTATTATAATCTGATATTAAACCTGAAGTAGAACTTTCCCAATATATATCTATTACAGATTTAGTTGGAAATGTCTCAAAAACACCTAAATCTTGCCAAGCTCTCTCTATTTTATCTTTAGCAGTTTTCATGTCAGTTACAGAAGATCCATTTACTAAACTAGCCGTGTACTCAGGTGTTGCTCCAATTTTAAAATCTGTTTCTATTGTGGCTATAAATGGATTTGATTGTGAATTAAAAAATATATCATGAAAATTTAATACATACGGATCACTAGTTGAAGTTTGCGATCCAAAGTAAGGATAAAAAGGTTGAGGTGGAACAGTAGTATCTGAGCTTCCAAATGGAAAACCATTGCCTTTAGTAGTTGTCCAAGCGCCTAAATCTTTAAAAGGTTCTATTGATATTACTTTTTCTCCACTAGCACTTACTGTTGACTGCGTATTGTAAGAATCTGTACCGTCATATATAGGGTTAACTCTATTTAATAATTTAGTTTCACTACCAAAAGTAGTATCATTTGCATTAGATGAAGTTTTAAGTTCTCTTGGTACTTTATTTATATTATCACCAAATATATTTATCATAGATATTCTATTTGCTTGAATAAAACGTGGTAAATAATTTTGTATATCAGTAAGAATATCTTCAAAATCAAAAGAAGAACCGTTTTTTAATTGTGGCGCTACGTCCCATAGTAATTCACCGGCTAAAGCCCCAGGCACGTATACATTGTAATAATCTTGCTCTTGTTGTTTTACTACTACTCTATACGTATAGTAACCTAAAGGATTTGTTTCAGAATATAAACCTGGATAACCTGGTTTAGAAAGTGAGCTAGGTATTTTACTTCTAACGTTAAGCTCTAATTGATTGCCAAAGAAATTATTCCAATCGCTACCGAAATTATCATAACCAGCATATATAGTTGAATTTTTATTTTGTGTTAAGCTAGATGTAAGATCGTTCAATATGACATTAGAAGCTCTACCATATCTATCTACTAATACTATTCCTACTTGATAACTTCTATTTTGCTTTACTGTATGTGTAGGAAACTCTATAGTAAAGTTATTATTTTGTGGTTTTTGTATATAATCTAAGTCGTAATCTAAATTATCAGGTGAACTATGTTTGTCTAAAAAGTTACCATAAATAACTCTATTACCTACAACTTCTTGTGTTAATGCCCTAACTGGAACTTTGTCATGAACTCTTATTAATTCAGCCTCTGGTAATGCTTTTATAGGTTTTGTAGATAAATAGTTATATTCATATTTAGTTGTTGTACCTAAAGAAGTTATTTTAGATATATCTACATCTTCAATAACCCTAACTGCTTGCTCATCAGAGTTTTTAACAAGTATTTGTATTTCTTTAACTTTAAGTTTATCTTCAAGCTCACTGGCATTACACGGTAATGTTAAATTTAATTTAACTTGATCAACTCTATTTTCCATAAACTTAACATCTGTAGCTTCAGATGCTACTTCTTCATCGTCGTTTATAAAATAACCAAATTGTTTTGGTACAAAAGCTGATTGAGTGAATGGAGACATTAAAGAATATTCGTTGTCGTCGTATTTAAACCTATAACTAAACTTAGCAAACTTATCTTTTAATATATTAGTATCACCTTTGTATGATGCGTTGTAATCTGGATTTGTTCTTGATATTGTAACTATATCACCGACAGCAATTGTATTAATGAAACCAGGTTCAATTTGAATTTCCGTATTTGGAGCATTATATCCTGGATTACCGACTATAACATGATGAGTATCTGTTTGGTTTGAAGTTATTTTAACTTGATCACCAACGATTATATCTCTATTGTCTCCACTTCTACTGTATTCACCAGATATAGCTAAAAAACTAGAATTACCAGTAGCGGGATTAGAGTTAGTTTCACTTTTAGTAACTATATGTGCAGGTAAAAACTGTTCGTGATTAGATATTAATGTACTATTATTAGAGCTATCTATAAAACTAAAAGTTTCATATGGAGCAAACTTAGCTACAGATATATGGTCTTCATTATAATAATAAGGATTAGATCCTGCAGAATCTTCGTAACTATTGTTAAATGCAAAATCAACATTTATTTTTCTAGGTTGATTTCTATCATCAGTCCAAAATAATAAATTTTCTAATATATTAACACTTATAATTGGATGTGTTTTAGAAAAATTTAAAAAGTTACCTGCTACTAAAACTTTACTATTGCTATTTATAATATTGTATCTTACTATGTAACACGCAGCTCCTTTATATTTCCAAATTCTAGGTATTACAGTTGTGTCAACTGAATCTGACGGCGCAAAATTACTTAATTGATCATTAGAAGAGTCTGTATAATCAGTTAAAAATAGATATATACAATCTCTTGATATATCCATAAAGTAACCTATTATTTCTAATCCTGATAAAAATAATTCATTAGGTCTTACATTAGCACCGTACAAATCTAGAGCTTTTTGTATTTCTAAAGACTCTATTTTAGATTTTAAACTAGTAACTTTAGTATTACCAAGTATGTTTTCTAACGCACCAACATCAGCACCTTCAGACCTACTAACACTTATATTTTGTGCGTCTCTATATTCGCCATTAGGTATAAGTCTAGCATCCAAGTCTTTGTTCATCTTGGATCTTAAGAAATTATTTTTTATCTCTGGCATAATTAATGTTTAATCCATTTAGCTTTATTTCTTAGTACTTGAGCTATTTCTTCTGTCTTAATATTACTTAATCTTATTTTAGCGTTTCTAAGTGCCGAAAATCTTTCTCTTTTAAATCTATTTACGATATATTCTGGTACATTAGCTCTTCCAGATAATACACCATGAGCTATATGCATGTAAATAGCTTGCTCTGCCATTTTAGGTATTTTCATATCAGCATCATAAGCTAAACCATCTGATATATATTCTAATATTATTATTTTACCTACAAGCTCGTTTGAAAAAGAAAATGTACCTAATCTTTCGTTTATAGTAAATGTACCGTTAACTTGAGCTTCTTCTGGTTGTAGTCCATATCTTTGCCCTAATAAAAATTCTTTTCTAGGAAGTCTATAATCATCAGGTTGATTATTAGTAGTTGAAGACATAGCAGCCCATCTATCTTCAGTTATAGAATTATTAGACTCTATATTATTTCCGTCGTCATCTTGAGTTGGTATACCATTATTATCTTGTATTGGTAATTCTTTAGGATTAGAAGTAACTCTAGTTGGATATATTATGTGTTTAGCACCTACATCATCTATCCAAGAACATTTAACATAGTTTACATAATCTTGTGGTATTGCTACAGATAAACTCGGCGGTATAGTAAGTTCTTGTGATTTAATACTTTTTAAAGTATCATATGAAAACTCTTGCAAGCCTCTTTTAGCGTGAAACATAATATCAGTTCTTTTACATGCAGGTATAAGTTTACCAGCGCCTACATAGCCTACTATAAAATTGTTTATTACATCACTTAGTTTAATATATTCGTAACTACCATAGTTGTCGTTTATAGCTGCTTGTGTAAGCCTTACTAATATATTATCATTAGCTGCTAGAGAAATAAACACAGTTACTAAATTATTAGTAACTTTATATTGATTAATGTTTAATGCAGCTCCGTTTCTTTCTACAATATAATTAGGTATTGGAGAATCAACAAGCGTAGTATTAAAAGTACAATTAAAAGTTTGATTAGCACCAGCTTGTGATACAAAAGCTTGTTGACCAGAATAGTATTGAGCGTTAGTTTCGTTTAGTAATGCCATTTATTATGATTTTTCGTTTACTTCTTCTTGTTGTACTTTTTGCGCAGCAGTTTGTACTATTTGTGGATCTCTTATAACTATACCTTGATATAATAATATTCTTAATATTATTTCAGTTCTTTCTGAATTATGTAATTCAAAGTTTGTAGCGTTAGCTGAATCAAACAATAACTGGCCTAAAGTGCCAGTTGTAAAAGCCCAATTAATTTCTTTTGGTTTTTTAACGTATTGACATTTAATTTTTGAATTTATATTCGTAGGGTAAATCAATATTTTATTATCTTCATACAAATAAATTGGTTGATCAAGACTTGGTCTAGTAAGAGGAGATTTATTTATATTATAAAACTCTGCTCTACCTACTCTCTGTACTTCTACAGGAAATTTATTATTAGGTTCAAAGGTTAAAGAGCCTAACCTATATAGATCAGATGGCAGTGTGAATATGCCACTAGTAGTATTTATAGCATTAGCTTCAGCTTTAAACTCTGCTATTTTTTCATCTGTAATAGCAACGCGATTAGAATATTCCATATCAGTTTGAGGTACACGCAATTGCTGATTTAAATCTTCAAAATAAGCTTCAAATATTTCTCTCTGTACTTGACTACCTATTTTATTAAACTCATCAGGCGTTATATAACCTCTTTGTTCTTTATTAAGTATAAGTAATACGGTTTTATATACTGTATCTACGTTTACTGCCATTATAAATATTTTAAAAAGAGGCTACCAACCGCAGCCTCTTATGATTATAATCACTTATTATTTTAACTTTTTCTGTATAGATTTATATACTTCTACGCCTTCATCTGTTTTAAACCAAGCGGCTAAAGCCGAATATGGATTTTCATCAAATGGAACGTTCATAAGTTTTCTATTATTACTAGTCCAAGAAAAAGTTCTTTGATCTTGTGATAAGTCTAGTATTTTAGCTTCAACAGCTTTAATACCAAAATTTCTAAGCTCAACATTTTCATCATTTGCTAATTCTAAGAACAAACTAGGATTAGATCTAGCAAACAATAATAAATCTCTTTTAAGTTCCTTAGAACTCATCTTAGATACACTAGAACCAGACTCAACTCTTAATATAGCTTCAGCTTGGTCTATATCCATAGATTTAGCAGCGTTTAAAGCTTCTATTTCTATTTCTAAATAATCTAGTTCATCTACAGCTTCTTGCACGTCATCTTTTTCTGCGTACAATTTATTTCTATTTGGATGATATAGCGACAACATTTTTTGTAAAGCTACATCTGATTTAGGAACTGTTAATACGCCGTCTTCAAAAACAATATGACCTAACGTAACAGGTCCTTCTTGCTCATCTACAAATGGACTTCTCATATTTGTAGCATATCTAAGTTCTCTATTGTAACCTTTTTCTTCATCAAAATACATCAATGGTTTTCTCATTGAGTGTCTTGAATTTATTCTAAATGTTAAAGGTGAAGCATCATTTAATAAATGATAATGTCTATCTTTAATTTCCCAAGTATCTTTTTTTACTTTAGGCTTTTTTTCTTTTGTTTCCATAATATAATATAATATAATAATTAACAAAGACCCCGCCTAAGCGGGATCTTAATAGTTGTTTTATGCTACAGTAGTAAATACAGTTGTATTAGCTACAGTTCCAGAAGCATCTGGACCAGCATTTATACATTTTAACCAAGATGCTTGCAAGCTAGCTTCTAAAGCTCTAGCAGCAGCAGCATCAGCTAATGTAATACCAGCTGTAATAGTTGAACCACCAATGTAAGTAAATACACAGTTGTTAGAACTATTGCTAGCAACAATCTTTAATAATTCCTCAGAAGGAATATATAAAGGTTGATCAGTGTTATATTTTGCTTCTATTAATTTAGCCATAATTTCTAATCTTTAAAATGTTAATAATTATACAGTTGACTTAAATAACACGAAGTTATTAGCACCTTGTACACAAAGTAATCTTTCAGATAAGAAATGGATTTGCATTGCGTCTAAACCAGTAGTAGCAGCTCCTACAGAACCTACAACCCATGTTTTCATTCTTCGGTCATCAGCTTCAGAAGCTCTATATCTTACATGTAAGAAAGGTCTTCTAATGTTAGTACCTAATAATTGATCATACACAGTTGATGTTCCAGCTGGAATCATTACACCGTCAATGTCTCCAATATTTCCTCTAGTTGAAAAATCATTTAGATATTTCCAATCAGTTTTATAGAAGTCATAAGAACCTCTTCTAAAACCAGAGAATCCAAAGTTAAGCGCCATGTCTTCTTCGTTATTAAATAAACCATAAGATACAGCTCCAGTTGAAGCATACGCACCGTTCATAGCGGCAATCATATCATCAAAATCTAAAGCAGTTCTTCTTGATAAGAATAACATGTTTTCTTCAATAGCACCTTGAGTGTCTAATTGCTTAAGGATAGTATCAAAATCTCCTAATGCACCTGATCCAGGAGCAGCAGCACCAGCAAAATCATTATATACATTACCTCTATCTTCGATAGCAGCAAATAAACCTTCAGAACCATCTACAGAAACACCACCGCCTCCTTTTTTCTCAGCTTCAACCATTGCCATTTCTAAGTAATCTTCAAAACGTAATCTTGTTTCAGATTCAGCTTTTAGATACCATAAAAATCCTGATTGACCAGCTTCAGTAGCTACTTCAACCCAACCAATTTGAGCAGTATCAGATCCATTTACTTCGTAATAATCTTTAATGATTATTGGCTTATTTGAAAACTGTGTAAAGTCAGGAGTAATAGCAGCAACTTTAGAAGTGGCTAAATTATCAGCAGCTTCCATACCTGCAGTTCCTTTTTTAAATTCAGAACCATATACAAACACTTTGGCGTCTGTAGCGTTAAGAATATCACCTAAATTAGCTACCTTGTATGTTTCAACAGTAACTGTTGCTTTAGGTCCAGCTTGTATAGCGCTAACATCATCAACTCTAGCTTTTATTGTTTTTAAATTAGAAGAAACTATAATAGTAGCACCTTTTCTAATAGCACAGTTTTTACCAGCTTCTAAAGGAACTTCAATAGTAGTGTTTGAAGCAATAGTACAATTATTATAAGCGATGTGTAATCTATTCTGCTCAGACCAAATTACTTGATCAGACATCATAGGCATTTCAGCGCCTACCATTCTCAAGAAACCTTGTAAAGTTCGATTTCCGTATCTTTCGATCTCTGCTTCATACAATTCTGGTAAGTATTGTTGAGCAAAAGTATCAGTGTTTCCAGTTCCAGTGCCATCGTTAAACTTTAGATAATTAGTATCTAAAGCTTGTTTTTTAGCAGCTGGAATTAAAGTTGGAGGAAAAGCTCCTCCAGTTGCAAAACTCATAATTTTATAATTTTAGTTTAAGTTATTTTTTTGTTTTTATTCTTAACTTAGAACTATTTGCTCCTGATATTGCTTTAACTCTCAATCCATTAATAAAAACATCTCCAGCGTTAGCAGCAGTTTGCCTAGCATCTTCTGTTATATTTTTAGATTTAGCAGTCATATCTTTAATAGCATCGGACTTGCCTTGCTCGTAAAAATGACTAGCTATAGTATCAGCGTTTTCAGCAGCATAAATGGCTTTATGATAACCAGCGTAATCTTTGACTTCCCCTTTATTATCTAGGAACTTCCCAACAAGATTAGTTAAGTCAGATTGGTTTTTAGCTACATTTGTGGTATTAGCAACTTTAAACCTAAACTTCTTATCTCCAACATCAAAATTAAAACCTTTAAATTCTTTGTTGAAAAAGTTGTCGGTTCTTTGTTTAAACCTTCCATGTTGCTCTTGAACCATTTTCTGTTCTTCGTTGTATCTATTGAAAAAGTCCATTGCTTTTTGTTGTTCTTGAGTAACGCCCGGTCTCAACTTGATCTCGTCGTAATACTTCTTTTTCGTTTCCTCCAAAAAGCTTTTGGCTTTAGCAATTTCTTCTTTATAAGCAAGTTTCTTTTTTCTTATATCTCGCTCATCATCGACCTCTTCATCATAGTTAAAATTATCTTCCATTAAAAAGCTAATTTCTTCGTAATCTAAGTGAGGTCTAGTTCTTCTATAATACTCTTGTAATAAAGTATTATTATCTACATTAGAATAATCAGCATTAATCCTAACATAGTCTTCAACTGTTCCACCTGTATCTTCCATAAACTGCACTAGCTTTTCTATATTTTCTGGAAGTTGTCTTTGTTCGACTACAGGTTCAGTAGTTTGTTCTACTACTGGCTCTTCAGTTTGTTGTTCTTCTTCAGTAATTTCACTTATAGTAATTACCTCTTCTTCTTTTTCTTTACTTTCTCCGGAAGGTTCTTCAATTGTTTCTTCGTTGTTTTCTTGAGGAACTTCTTCGCTAACTTCGGATCCGTCGCGAACAGATACCTCATCTGTTTTTTGCTCTTCAACGGCATCTTCTTCTTTTTTATTTAAATCTACTTTTATTGTTTCATCTTGTGAAACAAGTTTTCTAGGCCTTCCAGGTTTTTTCTTTACCTTAAAAGATCCTTCTTCTTTTACTTCTTCTGACATAATATAATATAATAGTTAATAATTATCTAGGTGTAAATTGTTCTAAACCAAATCCACCTAATGTATCATTACCTGCTGACTCAAAGTTTTTAGGTAACAAATCATTTTTTCTTTGGTCTATAAGCTCACTTTGCTGTGTAGCTTGTATTTTAGTTCTTTCGTCTTTACGATCTTCTTTAAATTTATCTTCTTGTACTTTAGCTTGCCCTTGAGCTTTAGTTAGTTGCATATTGTAATTAAATTCTAACTCCATAAGCTGTTGCTTAACTTGAGCTTCTCTTTCCATTTTTTGTATTTCAAAATCAGATTTAGCTTTTTCAAGTTGCATTTTTTGCTCAGTTAATACTTGCTGCTTTTGTGTTTCTGCTAATGCAGCAGCTTCAGTTGCTTGCGCGTTAGCTTGTGCTTGAGCTTGTATATTAGCTTGCTGTGCTTGTTGATCTTTAGCTGCTTTATCTTTTCTACGCTTTTTAAGCATTTGATTAGCTAACTTTAAATTGTTAACTTCTCTAACATCTATTACATCTTCTAAATCTATTTGCCCAGCTTGTAAAGCTATTTGTATATTTTGTTCAAGCAGTTGCTTTTCTTCTTCGTCTGGTTCAAGCTCTAAGAATATACCAAAATCATGCATGCTTAATTTTGATAATTCATCTAATGTACCTACATTATATCTTGATATACTTTGCATCAATGATTGTTTAGTCATTGGAAACATTAACGCGTCTGAAGCTCTTAATGATATATTCTCACAAGTCTTTAATGTTAAATATAAACTAGCTTGAAGTATATGTCTTGTTGCTGTATTACTATTTGCAGCTGCTAATTTTTGTAAACCAACTAATGCATATTTATCAGGAGTGCTACCGTCTCTTGCTTCATTAAGCCCGGTTACATCTCTTATCATCTGTAAATAATATTGATAAGTCTGTATTAAGCTTTGTATTTTACCTAAGCCATTCGAAGTTTGAAGTTCTTGTATTGGTACTTTACCAGGGTTAGGACCACCATCTTGCGTAAAAGAACGACCTACTATACTACCAGTTTGGAAATACATGTTTATAGCTTCGGCTGGATTATAGTTTGTTCCATTACCAAGATCTACTTCTGCTAAACCGTCTACATCTACAAAAACGCCATCAGGCACCATCCTAGACATAACCTGTTGTAGTTTTAAATGTGTAAGCTGTATCATATCAGCAAAACCAGTTATTCTGCTTACAATTGATTCTATACGACCTTTGTATAATCTAGGTGCTACTATATTATAATTCATATTAACTCTAGTAGTATCAGAGTTAGGTCTAGTCATATTAGGACATAGTGACCAATTAAGCATCATATTATGACCAAGTATTTTAGCACCTTTATATAAAGTTTCTATTGATCTAAAAGCTTTTTTAAAGTTATCAGTTTCAGGCGCTTCTAAAAATACATCTTGTTTTTCTAATGTTTTTTCTAAACCTGATGCAGTTTCTTTTATTTTAAATACTTGATTAGTATAAGTTTTATATTCAAAGTAAAGTACTTGAACAGTTTGATCGTCATAACGACCGTTAAAATTTCTAGTATAATTAGTATTACCAGGATATTTTTGTATTTCTTCTATTTCAGAAGTAGTTAAGTTTGGAAATTGTTTTTTAAGTTCTGGTAAACTTATTGACTTAACTTCGCCAACATAATATAGATCATCAAAGTTTGGATCATCTGTATAAGAATAAACTAAACTAGATGGATCGACGTAATCTATTTCAATACCATTTGATCTATTAAAGTTTGTTTTAACACATGCTATGCCAAGAACAGTTAAATCATAATTTAATCTACGTCTTATTAAATCATATCTATTGTAATCTAAAACTTGATTAATTACTTCTTCTTCTGCTACTTCAATAGACTCTTTATAATTCATTTGCATGTGAAGCTGCAAGTCTTCTTCGTTTTCTAGCTCTAAACCTTTACCTTGAGACTTTGATACGTCTAAACCTGTTACTTGTTTAATTTGATTTATAATATCTTTCTGCGTCATGTCTCTTTGTAAAGCTTCTGCATAAGCAGTTCTTTTCATTATAGACTCAGGATCTTGTGCATATGCTTTAATTTCATAGCTTCTTTGAGACATACCATTAACTACAATATCAACAAACTTAGGTATAACAGGTACAGGCTTCCAGTCTAAATTAAGATATGATAAATCACCATTTATAGATAATTCATCTTTATATTTTTGTACAGATTGCTCACCTCTTGCGTATAATCTTAATCTATGAAAATTATTGTAGTTAGTATTAAATCTATCATAACGACCTCTATCACTTCTAAACCACTCGTCTTCTATAGCTCTTGCAACGCGTAAACCGTAATCATATGTAGCTTTTTCTGCGTCTGGTACTACCTGACTTGGAAAAGAACTTGTTGTGTTTGCGTTTGGAATTATATTCATTTATTTTATTTTTGAAACATAACCTGTATTATCGTATTTTTTAATACCTAAATTAATAATTTTTTTATGTCTTTCTGGCATAGGCCTATATCTATTCTTGTTACAAGCCATGATAGCTAAACCAGAACTAATAGAAGCATCGTGCTTTGTTCTATTATTAATATTAAACTGTGCCCAGTCTTCTAATGTTTTTTGAAAATACATATCGCCGTATCCTTGCTCCATTAATCCTACATGCTCTTCTATGTAGCTTTCAATAGCTGAAGCATGCGCTTGCTTAATATCTTCACTTGTGTTTGGTATACCACCTATTTCTTTTTCAGTAGGCGATAATTTATTCCATATTTTATCAGGACGATTCATACTAAAACCTCTATAACCTCTTCTTTTAATATGATATAACAACCTTGGTTTATTATTTTCAGCAAGTATAGGCATGCCATAAAATACCATAGCCATTAATACATCTTCAAAAAATATTTCAGCTGTTTGAGGTCTAGCTATATATTCAAGAAAAAAGTGATTAGGCGGAGCATCTTCCATTGAAAATTTAGTAAGTCCATGAAGTGCACCATTAGAACCTTTACCATCTACAGTTCCTGATATATCATAAGAGTCACAACCAAATGCACCAACATGCTCGTTTCCAGGGTATTTTGTTCCATTTTTTATAATCACTCGGTTTTGCAAGTTTTTAGGTGGAACCCAAGATATTAAAAATCTACCATTATTGTTTGGATTAAACACAACTTTAGTATCTTTAATTCCTGCTTGCCACATGAAACTACCTTTTGTTACGCTAGCAATATTACGTATTTCTTCGTTGTAGTCTATTTGTTCGTATATTTTAGTTAAATTAAATAAACTATTTTTAGTTTCGTCTCTAAACGCATGTTGTTCAGTTCTTGGAAATTGCCTATAGTATTCGTTTAAACTATCGCTGTCGTTTTTTAATCCTTCAACTTCGTTTTCCCAATGTTCGATAACTCCTGTTGTAATCTCAAAACCGTCTCTTGTTTTAACTGTACTTTTTTCTCTAGTGAAGACAGGTAATCCATAAGTATCCATGAATCCTTCGTAGTTCCACTCCATAGGTATGAACAAGCTATAGAGCCCAGAAGATGTTTGTCCATTTCTATTTCGTCTTGTAACGTCGCTATTGTAGTATAGTTTTTTAAAATTTTCTCCACCTTTATCTAATGCATTTGAAGTTGAGCCCATCATACATTTTCCAACAATTCTTGATCCTAATCTTAATGTAGTTTTTGTAACTCTCCAGTTGTTTAATATATTATCAGGACGTTCCCATTTGCCACTTTCATCGTGCGCTAATAACTTTAGCTTTTCACCATCATAAGAGTTATCACCTGTATTTTTCCAATCAATAGTAGTATCTAAACCTTGTATATCTAATGCTTTTATATTTTCTTCGAGTTTTCTTCTCGTGAGTTTAGACGCTGGAACTCTGTAAGCCAATTCTGTTTTTGGTCTATCCATACCATCTTGTATTGGCTTGAAGAAAAACGGATAGTTAACAGATATTGGAACAACTTTATCGGTGAACATTTTCTTTGCGTCAGATCCAGACTTTGATAATATACCGAATCTTGAATCGCTTGATATTGTAGCTGTGTTAACCAATTCCGCTGATGCCATGAAAGAGAATCCAGATCGTCTATTTTTGAGATAACACATTCCGTAACATCTGTTATCTGCTTTACACGCTTCCCAGAATATAAAGAATAATCTATTTGCTTCTCTATAGTCGGGTGCACCAACATCGATTTTTGACCATTGCAAGTACATGTAATGAGTACCAGTAATATATACAAGATCGCCATTGTTGTAGAAATGAAAACCTTGCTCTCTTCTTTTAAATTCTTCATCTATATAATCGTACCACTTTTCTTTAAAATCAATTGGATATTCTTCCCAATCAAATCTTGTTTTTATTCTTTGTAATTCTTTTGGGTATTCAAATCTTTCCCAATATTGTCCCGCTTTATCTTTGCTTCGTTTATACGGTTCATTTGTTGCTGGTAAAGCAATGCGGAGATTCTGTATTTCGATGATTTGTCCAATTGTTCCATTTTTGCTTATTACTATAAAATCGTAATCTTCATTATATCCGTACTT